TGCAAATTAAAGGAAAAATCACGCAAAACAACACCGGGGGGTGAAGTAAGCATGATAATGCTAAAGTTCGAGCGATGAATCCTTGCTTCATCACGCCTTGTGGACCACAAGGTCCATAAAGGCGTGCAAGCGCACGAAGTTTATTGCTACGAGGACCTAAACGAGGTCTCACAAGAAAAAGTTCCAAAAGTGTAAGGGGAACTTAAAAGAGTAATTTTATAAACCAAACCTTATAACAGTTTATAACTTCTTTATAAATATTTAATAGAATCCACCAAAGCTTGTGGAAGAAACCACACGCAGAGGAGGAACTGAGATGAAAACACCAAAAGAGGTATCTTCAGCGGCACTTCTATAAATATTATGGGTATAATATCCCGGAGTGGATGTACTGCCTAAATCGGCAGCAAACCCAGCGGGTAATATAAACTCTAATATACCACGAGTAGTGGTGCTCTCATATGCCGATGAATACCCAAGGGCAGAAGAGTTTTGAAAGGTCAACATATCTACTGTTGATCTAGCTAAACCGGAAGTATACTGAGGTACTTCTACGGTTATTGTGTTATTATCTTTGGTGGTTTGTATAACCAAAGAATCATTCAATGAGATACTATCCACATAAGTATCTATAAGAATGAATGGATTAGGGGTCTGACCTATAAGTGCTGCTCGAAAAGCAACTACAGTAGGGGTCTGCATACCAAGATATGCTAAGTCAGCACCATTTATGGAACCCTGATATCTCCCGATATCTATAACATTCCTCACCCTAATTCCTCCCTTAACCATACCATAACAGGATGCTACCAAACCATACATATCCGTTATCCAAAATTCAGAGGCTCCTGCCCCCGAAATGGCGGCAATATAGTCTACCGGCATCCTCAAATCATGTGCATTCAACATCCACGGTGCTGTAGTCTCTTCAACTTCAGCTAACTTAGCAGGCCTGGTGGGAGAGAATCGTTTAAGATAAGCTCTAAAATTAGTAATCTTATCTCCAACGCATGTTGCTGTTGCAACAAGGGGAGTCATAGCTACACTAGTATTACCAATAGTAGCTACGTAAAGACTCTTATCAACCAACCCCGACTGAGGAACGATTGTAGTAACTACCCTATCATTCTCTTTAGGGATAGATACTTCAAAATCCTTACCTCCCGCTAACTCTATAAGAATATCTATAGTTGAAGAAACAGTTGCTGGAGCAACCAAAGGATCCACAATATCTATATTAATGACTCCAATTTTCTTATCAAATTGCTGCCACATATTCCTATGAATGAAAGGTATAGTTAGTTCTACCTCAGTAGTCTCTCGTACATCAACGATAACCCTATTAACATAATAAGGATCGCTCGTATAAGAAGCTACTTCATCAGTAGGATAAAAAGCGAAAGACAGTCTTCCACTATGGAACTCTGTTTTAACAAACTTAAATCTATAAACTAACGAACCTCGCCAGTTAAAGAAACAAGAAGAAACAAAAGCTACTGGAGTATACGATACCGTATTACTTGCAGCAACCGCACCATACGAAGGACCTACGGGAATAGAAACTAAAGTTCCTACCACATCCGTTAGCGCCCAACTCTGTGTCTTATACCAAGCCGATTTCTGGACTATATAAGAAAAATCCATCTCATCAAAGTCTGTACCAAACAAACCATCTACCTGAACAGTACCAGGTTTCTGATTCAAAGACAAAGTGCGTACATCACTATCCCCATCCACATTGGTGTGTGAACAAGCATTCAATATTTGCACTTTACTAATACAGTCCCCCTGGATCGGTTTATTGAATCCGAAGATTGAGGCAACCGAAGAGGCCCTGTCAAAAACCCAAGATATGCTATTAGCATAGCTCGAGAGAAGGGGTATACTGGAAAACTCCTTAAAACCCTTTGACATAGCGTTAGTAACTGATGAAATGGGTCCATTATACTTATTTGCAACTTCCCTATCTCCAAGACCGGACTGCGGGGATGCTGCACCAAACAACCTTACATTCTCAAAAGAGATATATAAGGTATAGGTAGCAACAACAGAACCTGCAGGGGAAACCAAAGGGGAGTAAGGATAAACATTTATCCACCCCAAGGAATAACTATCTACTCCTGCCAAAGGATCTGACAAAGGATAAAAGTTATTAGGAGAGGCAAAAGGCACTAGTAATTCTGCCGAAGTCCCTGTAGAAATATCTATCTCTACATGAGGAATAGTAGTCCTCTGAACCAAGGTCCCATTATGTAATTCATTAAACTGAATTCTCTTGAGATTACTAGTGGTAGGTTGACTGGAAGCAGTGGGAGTCCAACCAATCATATACCTGCCCTGTTGAAACTTAGTAGCGTTAATCACCATTCTAAACCGCATATCCATAGATATACCATAATATCCCTTTAACTTATTCAAATACATGGCCCCTGCTGCACTCGTTAGGGCAGCGTAAGGCTGGGAATAAGAATCAAAGAAACTATAGGTATCGGAAGTAGAAAAAGATCCAGAATGTATAACAATAGGCTTCATAAGATAATCAACTATAGACTGTTCTAAACTCTGAGTATCGTTGATAGAATAGAGAATCTGATCTCTATGTGCCGCAGTACTTTCATCACGTGTTGACACCTGAGCGTCATCAACAAATAAAGTAGTAGCAGCAGCTGCTGCCACACCCGAAACGCCTGCGGTCGATAAGGCTTCTGGGGTACCTCCAGTAAAATTATTACTGGAAGCTGATGAGGTAACTAACGTGTTACCAGACGAAAGGAGATCAGAGCCTCCTGATATGCTCATATTATTATTAGTAGCAAGTGAGTAATTTTAAAATACCGGACCACTCAGACCGATACTCGTTCATTTTATAATTTGTTTAGAGGGGATGCCTCCAATCTGTTATCTCTAAAAAGAGCAGATTATTATATAATAGCAGTACACGATTAACCAAAATGATTAATATCAATCTGTGCAAGATCACATTATATTACCTTCTTTGGGAAGGAATTTACATAGTTTATAGACAATTTCGGTCTTATTTTTATATACATTATTTACAAAAATAGTCTGTACTTAAAAGTACAAACTAGTAGTAGTCCCTAGCACATCCGTCAATGCTGACGAATATACAAGGGAAAACTCTCCATTAGGTTCCATGTCAGGTAGTAACTGAGTTACCACTGGCATGACCTTATCTCGGAACTCTTCAAATGGTAACCTACCATGAAGAGCTAACTCCCTTAACCCGGTACTGAAATTATCAATAGTTATTTGGTTACCCAATGCTCCTTTCTTTGTCCAGTACAATGTTTCATACACGGACTCTAAGCGGAGAGGGGCACACCATCTATTCATTTCAGGAATCATCCTGAAAGTCCTTTTCAGGAACTCACAAGAAGTAAGTTCTCTAAATGGGACAACCGCAGTGGTCTTAATCTCAGTGGTATAAACCATACCACACTTATCCATAAGACCAGGCATAATCAACTCATTAAACACATCCCGATAATCAGAATGAACGGTGAATATATTATCATCACCTAAACAAGCTAAATATACGTTCTTATTAAATAAGGAAATAGGAATCCTCGCAACCTGCCACGCAACTCTAAAAACTATATTATTAACCATAGTATTTATTATTGCAGTCATAGGATTTCCACTAGGCATAGATGAAAACCACTCATAATATTCATCCTTGAATATACAGCGTGCGTTAGATATCTCTGCCCAGAGACGGTATCTCATGACATTATCTGGATGATCAACACCCCCTCCATACCACCCATTTATAATGGTAAGACAGGAATCTAAAAGCTGGGCAAATTCATGCCCATCAAATGCTTTAAAATCACCAGCCCCTACCGTACAAGTGGAAGTAGGTGTGTTAAACCTGCAAAGATTCCTAGCTAGAGTATCCCAGTCCTGGGAATAGGGATTAATACCTATAGCCGAACCAACCTCTAAATTAGATTCAACATAAACAGACATAAAGGAACCAAAATACATCCTAAAAAGTATTAAACATTCAAAATTAACGCCTGCAAACATCCGTGTTCTGCCAGATAACGCCTTCTCTTTACCTAATTTTTCATCCTTAAGGTTACAAGTATAAAAGAACTGAGGTCTAACCCCACTTTCTATCATACACTTGTATGCATCAACAGAAGATTCAAGACTAGATCTCTGTAACTCTATCAAACCCGGATCACCGGATTTAAGAGCTGCAAAATAAGCCTTCTTAAGATTGACATTCCCTCGCTTCTGGGCCACATTATGTGGCCACCCAGCGCTAGTATTAGGATCAATAGTATTCACGAAACCAAAAGATTCAAGAGAAGCACCAAAACTAATCATTTTTCTACTGGCCAAAGGAATATTCAGGTTCAAACGCAAAAGATTATTGTAGGAAGCTATAGCTTCCTCAATAAAATGATTAGGAATAGCAGGAGGGAAAAACCCATAATTAGCTAGACATACCTTTGCAGGATCAACTGTCTCGCCTGTAACCTTATTAAAGAAAGGTTTCAAACGAGAAGTGGTCTTAACTGATTCTGGAATCCCAGGAATCTTATTATATAACCTAGATTTCTGTATAGCAGATATATCTTCCGAGCGTGGGGCATCTTTAACATTCACCCGAGCTATCGGTTTCATACTCCCTTGATTCTCTATAGGATAAACTTCTCCAAGTATATCTATATCATCACAAATATATGTATGCTTATTCACCATATCTGCTTCAAAAATATACTTATCCAACTTTTCCTGTGTAACTGCAACTGAAAATCCCTTCCGGGAACCTCCAGCACAATGTATACCCAAGAATATTGTATTATCCTGTGTTGGATTGTCTAACATCAACAATGATCCACAATCTCCAGCACTAAAATCCTGTCCAGCATAACCAAAAGTATTAGATAGGGCATAAAACTTCCTTTTCCCAGTCCAATTCTCTCGAACCACTGTATCAACAGTCTCTCTCTTCGCACTTACAGACTGCTTTTTCAATACCAAAACCCTAGAAGTAGGATTTAATATATTCGTTCCTATCAAAGTACAAGGAAGATTTACTAACTTGTCATATTTCTCAACATCACTATTAGTAACAAAATACCTCCTCATGCCAACTGAATGGACCTGGGACATAGGTATCTTAACAAATGCTAAATCATTATCTGTAGCAGTTTTCCCTCCAGTATAACCTGATAAGAAATCTTCACTAGACATAGTATAATTAATAGACTTAGTAGCAGTAATCAACATAATCTGAGATCCCTTATAATCAGGTTCTCTCATCTGTCCTGTAATCTGTGCAATAAAGTGAAAGTTCATCATAAAAATCTGACCAGTGACATTCAACACTAACCCCATCCGATTGTATTCCCTATTCCCAAACTGATCATCTCGTATAAAGTACATAGAGAAAACATAAGAATTAATACACTTAGTAAATGCATCTAAAGATGCAGTACGTGTGCCTAAATCCGTACTCAAAAGTCTTGGAATGACAGATAAATCTGCCTTTGGAATACATACTCCTTGTGGATCATAACTAATATCAAAATCACCCAAACTGACTGGATTACCAGGGACCATGGGTAATTCCTCTACCTTGCTCAAAGGGAAGAAATACCTGAAAATAGTGACAAATAGATTAAACAACGGTGGAGCTAACAATATACCAACCCCTATATATAGGGCATTATTAGTTATAAACTCAACAGCGCCATTAACAAACTCTAAAATCTTTCCCTTACAATACTCCAACGTCATAGACAATTTCCTCCTCATTCCTGTGATAAAATCTATATCTGGAGTAGATACTAATTCTCTCTCCAGGAAACGGAAAATTTGACTAAAATTACCAAAATAAGGTAAAGTAAGGAAATCCTTATTATACTGCCGCTTAGCAATAGGTACTATCCCACCCTGAAAGATGGAATAACCATGAGGAAGTGACCCAATGGTTGTCAGACCATAATACCTATTGTAAAATTCACGTCTATGATCTAAGCTAAGATTATTAAAAACGTGAGACCATTCAGAAAGGAAAGCTTCTTCATTAGGGTACTCCATACTCTCCTCACTTGAGGATCCTGGATCACTGCCAATATATCCACCTTGTGGTATATATACATGCAATGCATCTCCATGCTCCATAAAATAATCTATTGAGCGAGAAGACTCTATATTTATCTGTTCATTAACCCTCGCCTGTATCTGCTGTACGGACATGAGATGGACTATATGCTTTAAAGTTTCCTTATAAGATACATTATTCCTCTCAGTTGCCTTATTAGCATGTACTGTCTTCAAGTCAATTCTCCAAAAATCTTCTGGAAAATATGTATCAAAAAGACCCGTACCGTCAATATCTATATCACCTAGATGAGGTAACTTGTTCTTATCTACCTTACCACTCTCATCCAAATAACACGGATTAACTTCCACCGACATATTGACATGGAACCTACGTTCAACGGCCTTATAATCTGTAACAGACTCAAGTCGCGAGAAATCTCGTAAGTTCGTAGATGCCAAAACTAATCCTGGCCTAAAGAAAGTAGTATTTTTCTTAGATGCATCTGCCATAGGTAGACAATACGCTGCAGAATTAATCATCTTAATAATTTCTTGGGCATCAGACTGAGCCGAGGATGAAGTATCACGATTAGCAAACGCATCATCCATAAGAACAATTCTAGTCTGGTCATTATAACCATCCCAAAATTTATCAGTAGGCTTAACATAAATATAATCATCTGGGTTAGCAACTAGTTCACTCTTTTCACGAGCACTAGCTGTAACTCTCAAAACATCTGTAGCCATGCGATGCAACATCACTGATTTACCGACTCCAGGAGGACCACGAGCCAACACAGCAATAGGTTCAACACGTGTGCCACTAAGGGAGTAATGATGACCTATCTTAAGTGTATTATAATGGTGAAGCTTCGTCAATAAATGATCCAAAGCTTTACGATCATAAGAATTACGGTCTACGGCCTTAAGTAAAACACGGCCCTTAACTTGATAACTCTCATATAATCTCTGTGCTTCTAAACCATCAATACGTATGCCGGCACTTCGCTGGCCCAAGAAATCTTCTACTTCATCATGATAAACCTTAACATCAATATTTTGTATACTATCGATGTGGAAAAATTTAGAAATAGAACCTTCTCCAACTATATTCTTAAAAAAGGCTGACAGAGCATTCATAGCTCTGATTATAATAAAGGAGACATTATCTCTTTGGGTATCGTTCACTCTAGTAACTTCTACCATGGCACGCAAAACAGTAGATTTCGGGGAGAAACCTAAGACAGAATGCATAACTAAAAGTATAGCTCCGGTCCAAACCGGAATAACATCAACTAAACCATTAGGTTCGAAAACCTCTGGAACATTAAGTTCCCTATCATCAACTCCAGTAAAGGAGTCGGTAAAAGCAGTGAAATTATCATAAAAAGGAATGGCATTACCATCCTTCTCACGATAAGCCTTGAATACCATATATCCAAAGACACAACCAAACATAAACTTCAAAGACGAATTGTTATACTTAATATTCAAAATCCCGAGGGCAATAAACAAAAAGTCAACAGAAGGCATAGCCTTCGAGAAAAAATTGGAGAAGATCATTCATGTCCGGGACCTTGATAGATCCCAGAGGATTTGTAAAACCATTCTCATAGATATTGTCAATAGTGGGACTACTAACATTAACATCTATAGGGATCCGGGGTAAAGAAACATAACCACCCTGGGGTGAATAAATGTTCTTAATAACTTTGCTTATATTCTTAAATTCTTTGTGAGCCAAACCTGACTCTAGAAGGGGCGTCAAAGACGCCAGGAGGGTACGTTCCTGTTCCTCAGATAAATCTGGGAAACCCTTGTCACTCAAACATTGCTTTTTATCCGTCATACTATTATCCTTATGCAAAAACTTAATCATGTTGTAAAATAGGGAGAAGGATTGCTTTCTCAATTGGGGGTTAACCGGTCCCCCACCGACATAACATTAATATGGAAACATTATGAAAAACAATTATAT